AACATTTCCATCCAAATCATATCCAATAAGTTTACCGCATGTTAAAAATTCTTGCATTGTAGCTTTTAAGGCATTTTTAATTACGCTTTTGCTACCTTTCCTATCTCTTTTGAGCTTTTGCTTCAAAGATTCTCTAAGGATTTCCAAAACCTTTTCATCTACAAATACCTCATCAGGGGGTTCTTCTCCCTTTTCCATAATATTATTTAGTCTTTTTTATAGACTGAATTTTCTTCGATCTGCCCGACACCCTTTTCAATCAAAGTGGTGATAATAATCTCCATACTTTGTGTTTTAAGGTTGAAATTTTTAATAAAACGATTTCCACCGTCATTAATCTCGAATAAAATATCACCTTTGAACTCTTTATTTTGATAACAAGTGATCATTACAGATGTATTACTCGGATCTACCATCACAGACCATTTACGAGGATCGTGTTGACCGTATTGATCAAACAATTTGACCACGATGAAACCAGAATCTCTCAATCTTTTAACAAAATAACCTTGTGTGGTAATATTATTCTTCATAGAAATATTTACTGTTATTTGGATTTTTGCAAGAGAAATTCTTCTACTGATGAGTAGAAATCGTCATCCTCAAAATTCGTCCCGTAATAAGGTGTGATACTGAGATAACTATCAGGTTTAATACCAATATAAATCATTTTTCGCTCATTCTCTCTGGCAGGAAGATTATCAATCAAAACATTATCAGAATTTGATATTTTAGTATTAGTTCCATAATTCATACCACCATATAATGTCTTATGTGTTGCTTGGTG